GCATACGCGCATCGCCTGTGTCCGCGAGGTGCAGAACAGCATCAAGGACTCGATCAAGCAAGGCATTGAGGACGCGATCAATCGGTTGCAGGCGGTGGACGTCGAGACCGGCAAGCGATGGTCAATCGCGCCCTGGTTCAAAATCACTGAACGCGAGATCGTCGCCAAGCATACGGACAGCCTCGCCATTTTCCGCGGCTTGCAGAACCACACTGCGGCGTCGATCAAGTCGCTCGAAGGGTTCAACCGGGCGCATTACGAGGAAGCACAGACGCTTACGCAGCGATCGCTTGACCTCGCCATTCCGACATTCCGCGCGCCCGGCACGCAACAGCGTTTCTCCTGGAACCCGGAAAAGCAGGACGATCCAGTCGACAAGTTCTTTCTGGAGTCCCGTGACGATCCGGACTTCGCGCTTGTCGACGTGAATTATTGGGACAACCCATGGTTTCCGGACGATCTGCGAAAGGATATGGAGCGCGACAAGGCGCGCGATCCTGACCGTTACCAGTGGATATGGTGCGGCCACTATCGGACCAATTCCGATGCGCAGGTGTTCCGGAATTTCAAGGTCGAGCACTTCGACGGCCCGCCGCCCGGCGTGGAAATTCTCGGCGGCGCCGATTGGGGCTTTTCCGTCGACCCGACTGCCGGGCTGCTGTGCTTCATCGTCGGTCGCACGCTCTACATCTGGCGCGAGGTTTATCAGGTCGGTTGTGAGATCGATCGCACGCCAGCGCTATTCGACAAACTGGATCCCGATTGGGAGCGCAAGCATACCGATCCGAATTGGCTGTCCCTCGCCCGTCGCGTGCCGATCATCGCGGACAGCGCGCGGCCGGAAACGATCAGTTACATGCAAAAGCATGGCTATCCGCAAATGCGGAACGCCATCAAGGGCGCGGGCTCCGTCGAGGATGGTATCGAATTCCTGAAATCGTATGACATCGTCATCCATCCGGAGTGCAAGTACACCGCGAAGGAATTCAAGGAATTCGCCTATAAGATCGACAAAAAGACGAACGCGATCACGACCGACCTTGAAGACAAAGGCAACCACTGCATCGACTCTGGACGGTACGCCGTCGAGAACGTGCGACGTCGCGTTCCGACTGCACTTGTCGGCACATATCAGGGACATTGAAGATGGCAAATGACGCTCCCGACTCCACGTCCTCCGCTTACAACGCGATGTGCGCCTACTGGCAAAAGGTGGACGCGATCCTTGGCGGCGCCGATGCGATGCGCAAAGCCGGGAAAACGTATCTTCCGAAATTTCCGATGGAGACAGAGGACGACTATGAACGTCGGCGCAATGTCGCCAAGTTCACGAATATTTTCGGCGATATCGTCGAGGGACTGGCCGCAAAGCCTTTCACAGAAGAAGTCTCCCTGAAAGACGATAGTGCGTCGGACCCGCTCAAGGAACTTGCGGAAGATATCGACGGCAAGGGAAATCATCTCAACGTCTTTGCGCAGTCCACATTTTTCAGCGGCATCGCGCACGCGATCACCTGGATTCTGATCGACTACACGAAGAACGTTCCGCCACAAGCGACGATCGCGCAGGAGCGTGAATTAGGCGCGCGTCCATGGTGGGTGCATATTCCGGCAACGCGGCTGATCGCGATCTACAGCGATGTTGTCGGCGGGCAGGAAGTGTTCACGCACGCGCGCATTCTCGAACCGACGTTGACCCGCAACGGGTACGGCGAGTCCGTGAAAAACCGCGTCCGTGTTTTCAACCGTGATCCCATTTATACCGGCGACGAAATCACCGACTACGCGCCGGCGACGTGGGAGTTATGGGAAAAGCAAGAGAACGTCACGGACAAAGATAAGCAATGGGTGATGATCGGAAGTGGTCCGGTGACGATCGGTGTTATTCCGCTCGTGCCGTTCACGACCGGCCGCCGCATCGGATCGGCGTGGCAATTGATTCCGTCCATGCGTGATGCGGCGGATTTGCAAATCACGCTGTATCAGCAAGAGAACGGTTTGGAGCACGTCAAGGAATGCGCCGGCTTTCCGATGGTTTCCGGCAACGGCGTGGCGCCCGCGACCGATGCGAACGGCAATCCGAAGCCGCTGACTATCGGTCCGAAAGCGGTTCTCTACGCCCCGCCGCGCGAACAAGGATCGCCCGGTAGCTGGTCGTTCATTGAGCCGTCGGCGACATCGATGAAATTCCTCGCCGATGACATCGAAAAGACAAAGCAGGACTTGCGCGAGTTGGGGCGTCAGCCGTTGACGGCGCAAACCGGCAACCTGACGGTGGTGACTACCGCGTTCGCCGCGCAAAAAGGCAATTCGGCAATCCAGGCATGGGCAATGAACCTCAAGGATGCGCTGGAGCGCGCGCTCGAAATCACATGCCTTTGGCTGGCGGACGATAGCGAGCCGGAAGTCCATGTCGATACGGATTTCGACGTCGGATTGAATGACGATAAGGACCGCGACACGCTCGTTACGATGCGCGCCGCCGGCGATATCAGTCAGGAAACCCTCTGGTACGAAATGAAGCGACGCGCCGTGTTGTCTCCGGAATTCGATCCGGAGGAAGAACAGGCCCGCATCTTAAAAGAAATTCCCGGCGACATGGAAGTCGATCCTGTCACGGGCGAACCACTGCAACCGGCGCCGAAAGAGCCTGTTGCACAACCTGCCTGATCCGGGATCGGTGACGGCGCAACGCGCTGGATAGCGCAAAGGAGTCTCTATGAAGTTGAAACTTGATGCTGAGGGTCACGTTGTCGTTCAGGACGGCAAGCCGGTTTATGTGCATGATGACGGCAAGGAAGTAGCCTTCGATGCACCGACGACGGTTGCCACCATTTCCCGCCTGAACGGTGAAGCCAAGGGCCATCGCGAAGCCAAGGAAGCGGCCGAAGCCAAGTTGAAGGCGTTCGAAGGCATTGACGACGCTGAATCGGCGCGCAAGGCGCTCGAAACCGTCCGCAACCTGAAAGACGGCGAACTTGTCACCGCCGGCAAGGTCCAGGAGATCAAGGACGCGGCGGCGAAGGCGGCGAAAGAACAGGTCGAAGCGGCGGCAAAGGCGAGCGGCGAGCGGATCAAGGCGCTCGAAACCGACAACGCCAAACTGACCAGCGATCTGTATGGCGAAAAGGTCTGCGGTCAATTCAGCCGGTCGAAATTCGTCACGGAGAAAGTGGCGGTTCCGAGTGACATGCTTCAAGCGATGTTCGGCAGCCGGTTCAAGGTCGAGGACGGAAAAGTCGTCGGCTATGATGCCGCGGGCAACAAACTCTATTCCCGCGCCAAGCCCGGCGAACTTGCCGACTTCGATGAAGCCTTGGAGACGATGGTCGACTCGTATTCGCACCGCGACACGATCCTCAAGGGCACCGGTCACTCCGGCAGCGGCGCTCGCGAGCCGAACGGTGGCGGCGCAGGCGGCAAGACCATCACCCGACGCGAATTCGACGGCATGGATGCCGCCGGAAAGGCGAAAGTGATGGCCGACAAGGTGCAGTTGGTCGATTAAGAGTAGTTTTACTACTTTGTAGTATCCTTACTCTGAAATTGTCTGTGTCCCGGATGGGACGATGACGCAATGGGCTGGATGGCTCGCTTGATATTTCATCAAAGGTAACAAGGGAGCCATCCATTGGCTACGTCTAACACTTTGACCGGCATCATCCCGGTTATTTATGAAGCGATGAACGTCGTTTCGCGTGAACGTGTCGGCCTGATTTCGGCTTGCACCATCGACGCGGCTGCGGCGCGTGCGGCGGTCGGTCAGACTGTGCGCTCGCCTGTCGGCGCGGTCGGTGCCATGGAGGATATCGTCCCCGGCCAGATGCCCGCGAATACCGGCGGCACGACCACGGGCTACAAGGATATCGTCGTCACCAAGTCGAAGGCGATGCCGATCCTGTGGAACGGCGAGGAAGAACTGTCGGTCGGCGGTATGCTGAACCCGATCATGGTCAACCAGTTCGCCGAAGCCATGCGCGCCCTCACCAATGCGATCGAGGTCGATCTGGCGGTGACTGCGGTGACCCACGCGTCCCGCGCTTACGGTACTGCCGGCACCGCGCCGTTCGGTACTGCGGGCGATTTGTCGGACTTCGCTGGCGTTCTCAAGATCCTTGAGGACAACGGTGCTCCGCAGTCCGATTTGCAGATCGGCCTGAACTCGGGCGCCATCGCGAACCTCCGCGGCAAGCAGTCGGTTCTGTTCAAGGTGAACGAAGCCGGTTCGAACGACATGCTGCGCAACGGCATGACCGACCGCGTGCAGGGCTTCGCGCTCCGCAACTCGGCCGGCTTGAAGTTGCACACCAAGGGCACGGGCGCGTCGTATCTGACTAACGGTGCGGCTGCGGCTGGCGCAACCGTGATTGCGGTTGACACCGGCACCGGTACGATCCTCGCTGGTGACGTCGTCACCTTCGGCTCGGATACGACCAAGTACGTCGTGACCGGTGCGCTTTCGAGCGGCAACATCACGATCGCTTTGCCCGGTCTGCTCGCGGACGTGGCGGACGGTGCGACTGTTACGGTCGGCGGCAACTACACGCCGAACGTCGCGTTCGCTCGCCCTGCTCTTGTGCTGGCGGCTCGCGCCCCGGCGCTTCCGACCGGCGGCGACGCTGCGGTGGACCGTACCACGGTGGAGGATCCGATCACCGGCATGTCGTTCGAGGTGTCGCTGTATCGGCAGTATCGTCAGGTCAAGTACGAAGTGTCCTGCGCTTGGGGCACCGCGTCCGTGAAGGACGAACATATCGGAATCCTGCTCGGCTAG